TCCAGAGCACTCAAAGCTGAGTACACAATGGAATTGGCTCAGGATCTTAAAGCTGTTCACGGCTTGGATGCTGAAACAGAATTGTCAAACATTCTGTCAAGTGAAATCTTGGCTGAGATCAACCGCGAAGTTATGAGATCAATTTATGTCGGTGCAAAACCGGGTGCTGCACACAATGTGGCTAATGCCGGAACATTCGACTTAGATACTGATTCTAACGGACGTTGGTCAGTAGAAAAATTTAAAGGCTTGATGTTCCAAATTGAACGTGAAGCTAACGCAATTGCTAAAGATACTCGCAGAGGAAAAGGTAATATTCTTATCACTTCTTCAGACGTAGCATCTGCATTAGCAATGGCTGGACAATTATCCGGTGTTCCATCTGGAAACGATATTCACCCAGATGACACAGGAGCAACAATGGTAGGAACGCTAAATGGTCGATATAAAGTTTATGTTGATCCTTATGCACCAACTTCTGCAACTAACTATTTCTGTGTTGGTTACAAAGGTTCAAGTGCGTATGACGCCGGACTATTCTATTGTCCTTATGTACCATTGCAAATGGTTCGCGCAGTTGGTGAGAATTCTTTCCAACCAAAAATCGGATTTAAGACTCGTTACGGTCTTGTAACTAATCCTTTTGCTAACGATAGTAACGCCGCTAATAACGGTGCCGGTGACGGAGCACTTGTTGCTGATCAGAACCGCTATTACAGAATCGTTACTGTTGCAAACTTGATGTAATTTTGTACATAAATTACAGATCAAAGGGTGGGCTTTTGTCCACCCTTTTTTTGTGCTTACTAAATAGTAGTAGAGGTACAAATGGCTTTAAATGATCAAATCAAAAATATAAATCCGATATCGGAAGTTCAATTTAAGTTCGAGCTTATAGATTTTCCAGCAACAACATTTTTTGTTCAAACCGTCAATTTGCCCGGTGTAGCATTGGATCCTTCACCTTTAGGTAGACCTATGCGAACGGATGTTCAGTTAATGACGGGTGCAGTTTCGTATGAGCCCTTGGAAGTTGGATTTATAGTTGATGAATATTTAAAGAATTGGCAAGAACTATTTAAATGGGTAACGGGGCCACAACCTCACTATACTCAAGCTATATTAACACTATTAAGTAGTTCTATGAATCCCACATTGGAAGTGCATTTCGAACATGTTTTTCCCACAACTTTAACTGAAATAGCGTTTGACAGTACAATATCTGAACCTACAAGTTTAATATCTACTGTTACACTTAATTATAATAAATATACTATTAAAAACTTATTGAATAATTAAATGGCTAAATCTAAAACAGTAAGACAAATTGAGAGAAAAGCTCCATCCCCAAAAAGAACTAGTATAGGGAAATCTTTATTTTCTAGACCTAAAAATAAAAATAAAAAAGCAGGTTGGAAAAAGTATAGAGGACAAGGTAAATGAAGGAAAGTTTAACTACGGCTATTGCATTTGCAGTTGCTTTATATTGTCTTTTTCTTTTAGGTATGATAACAAATAGTGTTAGTACTATAAAAGATGATGTACAAGAAATTAAGAAAAACGTAAATTATATGGATAAATGAAGTTTGAAGAAATACAGAAATTATGGTCAAGTGATTGTGAAATTGATGAAACAGAATTATCTCAAGAATCAGTAAAAATTCCACAACTACATAACAAATATCTAATTATCTTTCACGATGAAAGATTAAGACACCGTACTATGAAATTTGAACATAGTAAACTCTTAAAATCTAAAAGAGAATATTATTCTGGGAGAATGACAGAAGAAGAAATGGAAGCTCTCGATTGGGAACCATTTCAATTTAAATTACTCAAAGCAGATATTCAAGAATATATAGATGCTGATGATGATATAATAGAACTCAAGAAAAAAACTGCACTACAAGAAGAAAAGGTTGAATATCTTGAAGCTATAGTAAAGGGATTATCCAATAGAGGATACTTAATTAAAAATGCAATCGACTGGAAGCGTTTTACAGAAGGGCATTGAAGACATCCACATATCTAAGCACGATGAAGTATATTTAAAAATTGCTTGTGAAGCTTCAGTTGCTCAAGAAATATGTGATTATTTTACTTTTTATGTTCCGGGTTATACTTTTATGCCCGCATATCGTAATAAAATCTGGGATGGTAAGATAAGACTATTTAATATCCATAGTAGATATCTCTATAGTGGGTTACTTGAATATGTTTTTATATTTGCTAAAAAAAGAAACTATAAAGTTATTCCAGATGGAGATTGGTGGAAACCACGTAAAATAGAACATAATCAAGAATTCATTGATAAGCTAAATTTACCATTTGAACCCAGAGATTATCAATTAGATGCATTTCATCATGCATTATCTTATCAGAAAACATTATTAGTTTCTCCTACCGCAAGTGGAAAATCTTTAATTATCTATTTAATTGTAAGAGCATTAAATGTAAAAACTTTAATTATTGTTCCTACAACATCTTTAGTTTCTCAATTATATTCAGATTTTAAAGAATATGGATGGGATTCTGCGAAATATTGTCATCAAGTATATGCGGGACAAGATAAAGTTTCAGATAAAAAAGTAGTTATTTCTACATGGCAATCAATTTATAAACTTAATAAAAAAACTTTTGAACCATACAGATTGGTGATCGGTGACGAGGCACATGGGTTTAAATCGAAGTCACTTACAACAATAATGACTAAATGTGTAAATGCAAAATATAGAATAGGTACAACGGGAACATTAGATGGTACACAAACACATAAATTGGTATTAGAGGGTTTATTTGGAAAAGTTTATAAAGCTACAACAACTAAAGAATTAATTGATAAAAAAGAGTTAGCATCTTTTAATATAAACATATTAGTATTACAATATCACAAGGATATTTGTGAATCGATGCGAAGAAGTAAATATATGGAGGAAATAGAATTTATAGTTGGGCATGAGAAAAGAAATAAATATATAAAAAATTTAGTATTATCACTTGAAGGTAATACTTTGCTACTCTTTAGATTAGTGAAAAAACATGGACGTATTTTATATGATATGATCAAGGAGGAATCAGATGTTAATAGAAAAACTTTTTTTGTATTTGGAGGAACCGAAACCGAAGTTAGAGAACAAATTAGAGCAATCGCAGAAAAAGAACGAGATGCCATCATCGTGGCAAGTTATGGGGTATTCAGTACCGGCATCAACATTAGGAATCTGCATAACATTGTGTTCGCTTCTCCTTCTAAATCTCGTATTAGAAACTTGCAATCGATAGGACGAGGTTTAAGGTTATCTGAAAACAAAGAACAAACTGTTTTATATGATATCGCAGACGATTTGAGATCGGGTGCAAGAAAGAATTTTGCTTACCAACATTTTGAAGAAAGAGTAAAGATTTATGAGGAAGAAAGTTTTCCTTATAAAATTATCAAACTTGACTTATAGAAAAATTATGTTATAATAATTAAACAATCTTTGAAATGGAGAATTATGGCAAAAAGAAAAAAAGTATCGAAATTGCATTATGTTGATAATGCAAAATTTTTAGAGGCAATGATTGAATTTAAACGTGATTATAATGAAGCAGTTAAGAAAAATAAAGAATTACCTGCTGTTTCTGAATATTTAGGTTCTGTATTTTTAAAAATAGCACAAAGATTATCATTCCGTCCTAATTTTATTAATTATACATTTAAAAATGATATGATTTCCGATGGAATAGAAAATTGCCTTCATTATATACATAATTTTAATCCAGAAAAATCTAATAATCCCTTTGCATATTTTACTCAAATAATTTATTATGCTTTTATTCGTAGGATACAAAAAGAAAAGAAACAATTATATATAAAATATAAAACAATGCAAAATATAGAACAAGATTCTAGTTTTGATGGTGATGCAAATGTTTCTATAGATGATTATAGAGGCTCCGATTTTAAAACAATGGTTGATGATTTTGTAGATAATTTTGAAAAGAGTAAGAAAAAGAAAGCAATTAAAAAGTCAGAAACCAATTTAGAAATGTTCATGGGCCTATGAAAATTGCACTTATTACAGATACACATTGGGGAGCACGTGGGGATAGCCTTATTTTTCTAAACTATTTTCGAAAATTTTATGATAATATATTTTTTCCCTATCTAGAAGAACACAACATCAAAACATTAATTCATTTGGGAGATGTAGTTGATCGAAGAAAATTTATCAACTTTAAAATACTAAATGATCTACGAACAAATTTCATTGAACGCCTATGGAAGATGGATGTAGATACTCATCTTATTATAGGTAATCATGATACTTTCCATAAAAATACAAACGAATTAAATTCAATAGAAGAAATATTTACTTCACATGAAGGTAAAGTAGAGCCTTGGATATATTCTTCACCAAAAGAAGTAGATTTTGATGGTTTAGGTATTTTAATGATGCCATGGATAAATGAAGATAATTATGGTGAATGTATGAAAGCAATTCAAAATACACAATGTCAAATTCTTATGGGTCATTTAGAAGTAAAGGGATTTGAACAACATATTGGTTCATGGAGTCATGAAGGTGTAGAAGCGAATGTTTTTGATAAGTTTGATATGGCTATGAGTGGTCATTTCCATCACAAGTCAGATAATGGTACAGTTTTTTATTTGGGTAATCCTTATGAAATAACATGGAGTGATTATAAAGACCCCAGAGGCTTCCATATCTTTGATACAGAGAAGAGATCATTGGAGTATATACAAAACCCTTATAGAATGTTCAGAAAATTCTATTACGATGATAGTGGTGAGACTTTCGAATCTTTAACTCAAAAAGATTATAGTGAATATGAAAATTCTTATGTGAAATTAGTTGTTCAAAAGAAAACAAATCCCTTTTGGTTTGATACTGTAATGGATAAATTGTATTCAGTAAATGTTGCAGATTTAGTAGTAGTAGAAAATTTTTCAGATTTAGAATTTATGGAAGATGATGAATTGATAGATGAAGCCCAAGATACGTTAACCATTTTGAGTAAACATGTAGAAACTTTAAGTATTGAAAATAAAGTAGAATTAAATACATTAATGCGAGATTTATATAATGAAGCTTTAACCGTAGAAATATAAGGAAAAAAATGACTAATTATGATATGGATGAATTAAGAAGAAAAGAAAAAGACAAAGTGGAACGTAATTTGGCTTCAGCAGATTATGATGGTGCGTTGGGTCAAACTGATGCCGTTGCTCCTGAGTGGAATGCGAGAAGGAGTGATGAAGACATGACAGAAAAAAGAGCTCAATTTGCTCAAGACTTAATCGATGGTGAAAAAGATCAAACAGTAACGATAGACCTTGATATAGCAGACGAAGATTTTGTGCATTTAGCCAAAGCAGCACATGATAGAAATATAACTCTAAACCAATTATGTGTTGATGTTCTTACAAGTTCTTTTAATGATCTTGATTATCGTTTTGAACATGGAAATAAGAAAATTTTAAAAGAGTATTAATTTGATATATTTTGAAAAAATACGATGGAAAAATTTCTTAAGTACAGGCAATCAATTTATAGAAGTCCAATTAAATAAATCTCCTACAACTTTAATTATCGGAGAAAACGGTTCAGGTAAATCTACCGTTTTGGATGCATTGTGCTTTGGGTTGTTTAGTAAACCTTTTAGAAGAGTTAATAGACCTCAATTAATAAATTCCATCAATAATGGAGGTACATTAGTAGAAGTAGAATTTTCTATAGGTAGTAATTCCTATACGATTCGTAGAGGGATCAAGAAAAACATCTTTGAAATTTTTGTAAATGGAAAACGTTTAAATCAATCCGCGAAAGTTACCGACCAGCAAGAATATTTAGAAAAAACAATCCTCAAATTAAATTATAAATCCTTTACTCAAATTGTTTTATTGGGCTCGGCTTCTTTTACTCCATTTATGCAACTTAAGTCTAATGATCGTAGAGATATTATAGAAGATTTACTTGATATTCAAATATTTACTGTAATGAATAGTTTATTAAAATATAAAATTCAGGAAAATAAGGAAGAATATCAAAATGTTGATGTTAATAAAAAAATAACAGAAGGAAATATTGATACTACAGAAGAATTAATTAATAATTTAAAAAAGACTAAAACAAATCAAATTCAACATAATGAACGTGATATTACTAAAAATGAAAAAGAAATTGAGTCATTAAATACTAAAGTACAAGAGTTGATGGATTCAATATCAAATGATAATACTGCAAAATCTCTTGATGAATTGGCTGGCTATCAAACAATTATTGAACAAAAAGTATTAAATGCAGAAAAGGAAATTGAATTCTATGAACAAAATGATACTTGTTCTACTTGTAGTCAAGATTTGAGCGAGGAACATAAAACCAAGATGATAACAGAACATCATGGAATAATGCATGCAAGTAGAACTGGTTTATTAGACATAGGAAATAAGATTAAAAATTTAAAAACAAGATTAACAGAAGTCACAAATATTCAAACGGCCATTGGAACTTATCAAGTACAAATTCAAGCAATTAACAGTTATATTAAAAAATTACAAGATCAAATTAAAGAAATAGAAGGTAGAGAAGATGATATTGATGAAAAGAAAAATAAATTAAAAACTTTAAAAAGTGAATTAAAATCATGTTTTGAAAAACAGGAAAATTTATCAAATCAAAAACAGTTATATGAAATAGCAAATGCATTATTGAAAGATAGTGGAATTAAAACTCGAATAATTAAACAATATCTACCAATAATGAATAAGTTAATTAATAAGTATCTTGCTTCTATGGATTTCTTTGTGTCTTTCAATTTAGATGAAAATTTTAATGAGAAAATAAAATCTCGACATAGGGATGAATTTACTTATGATTCATTTAGTGAAGGTGAGAAGATGAGAATAGACTTGGCACTTCTTTTTACTTGGCGAACAATAGCAAAGATGAAGAATAGTGTAAATACTAATCTTCTAATTTTAGATGAGGTGTTTGATTCTTCTTTAGATGCAAATGGAACAGAAGAATTTTTAAAGATATTAAATGCTTTAACTAAAAAACAAAATACATTTATTATAAGTCATAAAGGTGATGTTCTTTATGATAAATTTAAATCAGTAATTAAGTTTGAGAAACACAAAAATTTTTCAAGGATAATATGAAAGAGTTAGTACCTGATAATGATCCTATTTTGAGAAAAAGTGGAGAAATATTTAATTTTGATAATCCACAAGAAGACCCAGAAAAACTAATAGAAGAATTGTTAGATGCAATGCAAAAGTATGAAGGAATGGGTTTATCTGCTTGTCAAATAGGAGTTGACTTAAGAGTATTTGTGATGAGATATAATGGTGGAGCAATAGCATGTTTTAATCCAAGAATAGTTGAATATTCACCACAAACAACATATATCAATGAGGGGTGTTTATCTTTTCCGGGATTATTCTTTCCTGTAGAAAGGGCGTATGGAGTATCGACAGAATATTATCGCAAAGATGGTGTTCAAATGAGCGGTACGTTTGTAGATGTAACTGCTAAGTGTTTTCAACATGAATATGATCACATGTTAGGTAGATTGTATATTGATGGTGTTAGCGATTTTAAATTAAAGAAAGCTAGAAAAAAACAAAATTTATGGTTAAGAAGGAGAAAAAATAATGGATAAAGCAATACAAACATATTTAGCGGTACTTAAAGCTGAAATAGCACATTTAAAAACATTACTTCAACCACATGATACAGGACATATCCACACTACTATTAGTACGTTACAACATCGTGTGAAAGAATTGGAAGAGAAAAAGTAATGAATACAAAAATATCTTATGAAATAAAAGATAATTTTATAAATGTCCCAGACTTTGAATTATTAGAAGATATAATTATGCCCCATGGTCATAGTACAAGAAAACTGTCACCAGAACTTGAAATGCATAATTTATCTTGGTTTTTCCGGCCCGGAATGAGTGCAGGGGAAACGGGGAGATCGGAGAAGTTGAATAATGAATTTACAAAATATGAAATATTAGAACCGCATGAGGATAAACTTTTTCAACATGTTTTTATGCTCAAGGCATACCAGAGTAACTTCATACAAGCTATTATACCACTTCTTGCTGCAATCGATCCTCTCGCGTTTTGTAGAATTGTAGCCAATCTTACATTACCACAAAAAGAAAATAAAAGAAGTTTATTTCATGTTGATGGTGATAAAGAAGAAAATCCAAGTTCTGAATCAATGACCACTTCAATTTTTTATATGAATACAACTAATGGCCCAACGATTTTGGAAGATGGTACAGAAATAGAATGCCGTGCAAATCGATTAGTGTCATATTCTAATGAAACTCAACACGCTGCAGTATTATGTACTGATGCGGAGTATAGAGTTGTTATTAACCTAAATTATTTTAAATGAATATGAAAAACAAAGCACATGGAATATTTGCAACGCCGGTGTATATGGCAAAGAGAGAATCGGCCCCATCTGTGGAAGAAGAACATGATATTGATGAAATTCTTAAAGAAAGATTGAATATAAATGTTGGTAATTTCAATTCAAGCGATCAGTACATCTTTAATAGTAAATTAAAAGAAATAAAACAATTTTGTGATAAACAGATTCTAGGGTATATTGAAGAAGTTATATACCCCCAAAAAGAAGACATACAGATGTATATTACACAATCATGGTTAAATTTAACCAAGCCAGGCGGATTTCATCATGTTCACAATCATTCAAATAGTATTCTAAGTGGAGTTTTCTATATATCAACTCAGGAAGGTGATTCTATTTGCTTTATTGATCCAAATGCTGATATAAAAAATACGATAGTTTTTGAATATAAGGATTGGAATAAGTGGAATTCTGTTACAACACATTTTCCTGTTTCGGAAGGAGAACTTGTTATATTTCCATCATGGTTACGCCATTCGGTGCCTCCAAATGAAAACGCTACTAAAGATAGAATCTCCCTTTCATTTAATACTTTTGTAAGAGGGAAGTTGTATCATGGTTCCGAGAGCTCTACTGGTGCTTGGTAATAACGAAATAAACAATTGGAAGAGAAAAAAATAATGAATACAAAAATATCTGAAGATTTTTCCGATTCTTTTAAAGTAAAAAAAGATAAGAAAATCAGAAGGAAAGAAAGACGAGAGAATAATAATTATAGAAACTGGGCTGTGGAAGATGTAAATGATTTTGAAGAAGAGGATGAAAAAGATGATAAATATTAGTAGAAAAGGAGAAAAGAATGAACATAGGAACAAAACTTTTAAAATGGTGGCTAATATTTTGTTTAATACTTCTAGGCTTTGGAACATCATATCACTTTAACTTGCATTCACTTCTATATCATGCGGATGTTACTAAACTTAGTTTTCTGATTATTGTTATTTTTATTTTTACCTCAGTTTGGATTGGAAGAAAAACTTATAATTTAGAAAATCATTCTGTCATTGATGACAAAATTGATGTCGGATGGTTTATTGCTGAAACTTGTCTTGCATTAGGAATGGTTGGAACAGTAACCGGCTTTTTGTATATGTTAGGAACAGCATTCGAAAATATAGATATTTCTAATTCACAAACATTACAAGATGCCCTTGCATCAATGGCGAAGGGTATGTCTACCGCACTATATACGACCTTGACAGGATTAATTTCCTCAATACTTATCAAAGTGCAATTAGTAAATTATGAAGTTGGTGAAGAAAAACATGAATTGCTACAGGGTTAACCCATGTTCGATAAAAGTAAATATAAGTCAACTATCGGGTTTACCGATATGTTGTTCAACGTGCTTGTTGGTTTTGCCTTTCTTTTTATTGTTGCATTTTTATTAATAAAACCGGAAGCTAAAAAAGAAGATTTTGAAAGAAGAGCAGAATTTGTTGTAATCATGGAATGGGATCATGATCAACCTGATGATATTGATCTTTATGTACAAGATCCAACAGAAAATAAAGTACATTTTAGATTACCAATAATTAATTTTATGTACTTAGATAAAGATGATTTGGGCTTTGCAAATGATGTTGTAAAAAATGTAGATGGTACAATAACGAAAGTAAATATTAATAGAGAAGTAGTTACTATTCGTGGTATTATTCCTGGGGAATATGTTATTAATGCACATTATTATTCAGCAAGAGAATGGCAGCGTGATTATGGAGTAGGAACAATTGGAGGTGAAACTCTTAATACAAATAGTAAAAAAATTAATAACAAGAAAGAACCATTAACTGTAAAAATAGAATTACATAAAGTTGAACCTTATAAGATTTTATGGGTAGGAGAAAAGAAATTTTTTAGAAGAGGGCAAGAGGAAACTTTTGTTAGATTTACTATAGATGAATCGGGGACACCTATTGGAGGATTTACTTATGAAGAAAAGAAATTTGTAGTTCCTTATATTCGTAGTGGAATATCAGCACCGGACATAATAGAGGATACACCAAGTGGATCAACATATATAGGAGATGAAGCTGAATCGGGGTATCAAGATTATAGAGGATTCTAATTATGATAGGAATTTTAGTTTTTGGTTTAGTAGCACTTTCTGCGGTATGTCTTTGGTTGTTAATTGAACAGAGAAAGAGTTGGAGATTTTTAGTTTGGTTTATTCCTGTTCTTTTAATATTATCGACATCGACTTATTATACCTATACTTCAATATTGGGTTATCCAAAAGTTGCTGTACCGGAAAGAGGGTTATATTTAAAACATCATATAGCTGAACCTCATTGGATTTATTTGTGGGTTTTAGGTAAAGATAATATACCAAGATCATATCAAATAGTTTATTCTAGAGAGAAACATAATGCATTAGAAGGAGTTAAAGCGAAATCTGATGAGGGTAAATTTATGGTTATAAAGAATACAGAAGGTAGAGATTCATTATCAGAAGGAGAAATGGTTGAAAATGCACGGCGTGGTTTTAGTATTGGTGGTGATTTAGGTTTTTATGAATGGGATTATGAAGCAAGTCTTACGCCAAAAGACCCACAATAATAATAAAGGAAGAAATGCAAAAAAAGCTATTATTAGTTTTTATAATGATGGCGACATGGATGGTTGTAAGTTGTACACCAACAGGAACCGGATGTTATGGTTACTGGGAAAAAAAGAGAGATGGATTACAAAGAGGCACTAGAGCAGGATGGAATACTGATTATAAACATCCTTATCGACAATGTGTAGATGAAGATAATATAATTTA